ACCATATACTTATGATTGAGATTTATAACGACTGGATATTAGTATCCTCAGTAGGATTAATGTTTGCATTCCTATTCATCTTTGAACCTTACGGATGGATAATGGAAAATATATTAACTTTTAAGCCGTTTACGTGCGTTCTGTGCCTTTCTTTTTGGTGTAGCCTACTCTTGTATGCTTACCTCGGAGTTAGTCCATTATACGCCATTTATACAGCTTTTATTGCAGAACTATCTTATAGAAAATTAGTGAATGAGTAAAGAAAAAAATGTAAATTCTAATAGTGATTGGCTCTTCTTATATTGGGATGAGCCTATTTTTTCTAATTCTAATACTAATAACAATGCCGATACCAGTTCCCAATCTAAAGGAGAAACGACCTGAATTTATAGAAAGATGTATGAGTGACAACACTATGATAGATGAATATCCGGATACATCACAACGATTAGGTGTGTGCTACACCTCCTGGACTTCGGAAATTAAAAGGGTGAAATAATGAAACTCATTAAGTCCGTTAGACAAATAACCAAGATCATACTTCATTGCACAGCTACTCCTGAAGGTAGAGATGTAGATGCCGAAGAAATTACAAGATGGCATAAGAATAGAGGATGGAGGAATAACGGATATCACTATATTGTAAAGCTAGATGGCACTATAGAGGAAGGTCGTAGCGTACAAATGGTGGGCGCACATACTAAGGGGCATAACGTAGGAAGCATAGGTGTCGTATATGTAGGTGGGTGTGATAAGAATATGAAACCTAAAGACACAAGAACACCTCAACAAGATTTTGTATTGACAAATCTACTATCTGCCTTGCTAGAAATGTATCCATTAGCTAAATTGCACGGACATAATGAATTTGCAAACAAGGCTTGTCCGAGCTTTGATGTACAAGAAGAGTACAACTTTTTAATTAATAAATAAACCTTATGAAAAATGACTTTGATGTCAGCGATAGCTTTGCTGACTTTGTAGACGAACTATCTAACGATGAGAAAAACAATAACGCTCAATGTTCCATTGATAATCCGGAATGTGAAAGCTGTAGTGGATAATGCCTATGAACCCACTAAAGAGAATACTATCAGGAAGTGCGAAGGAGACTGTGGAAGCAGTTGCCAATGTGGTAGATAGGTTTGTATCTACTCCTGAAGAGAAAGAGGCTATACGTCAAAGTATAGAAGCGGAGATTACCAAACGCTGGGAAGCAGATTCCCTTACCGACTCTTGGTTGTCTAAAAACGTGCGACCATTAACACTAGCTACCGTTATGATTTTCTTAGTACTAATGACTTTCTTTGAAGGATTTGGTATAAGCAGTATTAACGAGAGATGGATAGGGTTATGGGAAATGGTAAGCGTAACGGTGATAGGCGGATATTTTGCTGTTCGTTCAGTTGATAAAAGAACTAAAATTAAATAATGAGTACAGGATTTGTATATAAGTGGTATGATACATCAAATGATATGTACTATATAGGTAGTCATAAAGGAGATGTTAATGATGGATATATAGGTAGTGGCACTTATTTTTTGAAGGCATATAATAAAAGAAAGGAAAGTTTCTTTAGAGAAATACTATATGTGGGTGAGCATTATAGATTTTATGAGGAAACTATTCTTGAATACGTTAACGCTCAACAAGATTGCAGTTCTTATAATTTGATAAACAAAGCATCAGGCGGTGGGCATTTTAAAGGAATGAAACTCACTGAAGAACATAAGCAAAGTATATCAAATGGAATTAAGGGTAAAAACAATCCAAATGCTGACGGCAAAGCAAGTATGAAACCTGTATATTCCAAAGTGGATAATCTTTATTTTGAATCAAGAAATCACGCAGCTAAATACTACGGTATAAGTGGAACTTATTGTGGTAATATGATAAATGGCAAAAAGAAAAACAAATACGTCCTTAAATACATATCGAAACAAGAATATAAAAACGAACGAAAGTGAAATAAAGTGGTGCGATATTGCACCAATAGAATGTAATTGCTTAGGTAATTGCTTAGGTAATCGCTTAGTTAACTTAGGTAATTGCAATAATAAGAGGGGGCATTAGCTCTCCTTTCTTTTTTTATTGATTATATACCACTTCTGCATCGTATATCCTATAGATGCTACTAGAAGTAATATCTTCAAGACCTCTTCCAATTCAGAGAAAGATAATGCCATTGTTGCTGCGTTGACTGTTAGAACTTTGAGGTCTGTAGTATCCATAGTTTATCTTATTGGCACTCGCTATCGGATGTGCTTGATTTAGGATAGAACACAGCAGAATCTTGGTATACATCTTCAGCCTCAAACAAATCGTTATCACACCCTTCAGCAGTTGCGATAGCTTTAATAGCTGTCTTTCCTAAAATATAGTTTACAATTCTTTTATTTATATAGGTAATCTTAGACTCTACCGTTGACGATATAGCATCTAACGACATTTGGTCTGATTTGTTTTCTTCATTCTTAGTACGAGCTGTCTCGCTGCGAAGGACAGAAATGGCAGCTCTAGCAGAATACATAGCCAAGCAGTATTTAACCAACTTAAACAACTCCTGCTCATCAGTATCTAATGTTTCAGCCAATACCTTAGTCTCAAGGTCTTCGTATAGACAAGAGCCTAGCAAGTCTTGTATAGATGTGTACTGCTCTAATTGTATTAGGGCTAGTAATGCACCTCTATCTAAACGCTTAGGTAGTGGAAAGTTCTTGTAGATGTAGTTATCGTCTATGAATATAATATCAACCATTGCTTATATCTTCTGTGTTAGCACCTTTTAATGACTCTAGGCTAATCTCTTCTTCTACAATACCTACGTTCATCTTATCGTAACCAACTGTGCTTAGTATGGTGTTTAAGCCATCAAGGATGGTCTTTCTGTTAGGTAATGTTTCTGTAGCTCGGAAGATTTGGTATGCAGTAACCAACTCGTTACCTGTACCTCCTAGCTTACCTGCTACCATAACACCAAATAATGTAGGGCTAGTGATATTGTGAGCAGTAAGTATCTTAGCATCATTAAGCCTAGACAATACATCTATCGTCTTATCTAGGTTAGAAACATCCATAGGTGTAAACTTAGGAGCATCTTCCTCCTTCTTCACCCACGATACAATGAAGTTGTCTGCTTGTGGACCAGTAAATGATTCTTTAAACTTGTCGTACTCATCACGTTTCTGCTCCGCAGACATATTCCTACCAATAAAGGTGGCTAATACCTTTGGCGTAAAGCCGTTCTCAGCAGAGTTCTTAATGTGCTGACCAAATGCAAAATCACCTGCAATATAATGATAAGCAGATATATAGTTAGGGACTCCGTAGTAAGGATTCCCTGAATACGGATTAGCGATATATAGAAGAGCCTCTGTAGCTTTCTTATCAAACTTATCAAAGCTCTTTATTTTTCTAGGTTCGTTGTGCTGAACACTTGCAGCGTTGTAGCCAAAGTATCTACGCACAATGTAGTGTGTTACCTTACCTTGCTCGTTAGGTTCTCCTGCACGAACACCTTTAGGGTCTATAGACTTCAGCTCTACAATCTTAGTTCTCTCCTTGTTCCAACGTACATATAAAGCACAAGCACCCTTATGCTCGTAGTGGAAGGCAGCGTGTGATAGCACATCGTACATACTTACATTAGAACCACCACAATGGTTCATAAATGCTTTTAGTTCTGCCTTAGATTTGTTGGTAGGCAAGAAATCGTCTTGGTAGCTTACCTCGTTGCCAACAATCATTTTCGCCTTCTTGGTAAGAATACCGCTGTGGACAGGAGACTGTCGTAGCATCTTGTCTAGTATAACAGGAAAATCATCATTTACCCCAAACTTGATGTAGCTACCCTCAGTAGTTTGACCTAGCTTGTAGCGCATATTAAGGTCACGGATAGTGTTCTCCAATGCGTTGGAAGAAACTACATTCGCTGTGCCTTGTACATAAGTCTTCGGTGCGAAAAATTCTGTTATATTATTTATCAATCCCATATACTATAATTTACAAGTCTACAAATCTAACGCTATCACCATATATACCTGCTCCTGTTTGAGTAGTTCCATAGTCTTCTATATGCACTAGGTATGTGTATTCGTTGCCTCCGTTTATAAGTGTTAGTGTGTATTCACCTCCATCTTCTAAAGGATATTCTTCAGATAACAAATCTATGTTTAAACTAATGAAATCTTTACAAGAATCGTAATTATTATTGTCCTGTAAACCCTCAAAGGTAAGTTCGTAATCACCTACTACCTTTGATAACTTCACGGTAAATTCCCCTGTAAAGGATGCTAACTTTACAAAAGACAATGTGTTTACTCTCCCCTTTTTAAGATGCTTCATTAATTATTGTTCTTCTATTTGTTCAAGTAAATGACAATATGTTATAGCTGCGCTTCGCTGTTCGCCAAAATAAATTCACGCGCTTCCTTTGATGTCATTACCGTATAGTTCGGCGCAACCTTGCCACTTCCCAACGCTATCAATGCAGACACTTCGGAATCTTTCCACGATGCTTCCATTTCATAAACGATGTGTTCGCCAACAACTACGGGCGCACCAAACTCACCTTTGTACTTTTCACCATATTGTTCCCACGTTGGGTGGATGGTCGATGTTGATTCCACTTCGCCTTCCTCGTTGTAGGTAGATTCCGTCCAATCGTATCGTGTGATGGATGTGGGCAATGCTTTGCCCTTATCTGCTGATGGAATTGAGATGTATAAATTTCCTCTCATTGTTTTAATTTTTAAGAATAAGTATTTTTCCCCGCGTTGTAGTTTTGCTCTACCTCGTCAGCGGTCAATGCGCGGTTATAGATGCGCGGTTGGGCGATTGAATTATCGTAAATTTTGAACGCGCTATATTCGTGCCTTCCGATTTCCAATGCTCTACCGCTTGTGGGTATTGCAATAGTCAAAGGCGCTGAATTTTCTTGCGAGCCATCCACATAAAGCCTTAAGTTCGATTTGTCATAAGTCCCCACGATGTGATGCCACCCCGTAGCCATTGTGTTAATGCCCGTAGAATTTAAATTTATATAAAAAGCCAAATTTTGGGAAGTTCCTTTATAAAGCAAATAAGTTCTATCCCCCGAAATCCAACGGCCTAAAATACCTTTACCCGTTGCACCATCCGTGTCCCAATACACCCACGCCTCTAACGTAATCGCGTCGGTAATATCCAAACTTTCATTATCGTGAACCTCCGCCCACGACTGCCCGTCAAGATTGAGCGCATATTGTTTACGCACGTTCTCGAATAGATTCACGCCCGTAATGTCGCGGCCACTTGTGAGGCCTTGGGGGAGTAGGACGGGGCTACTTTGCAACGCTCCAATCGTTGGAAGATGTACGTTGTTTATAGAACCTTGTTGAATATTGATACCCCAAATATATGTTTGATTGTTTGCGCCCGTGTAATTTTCATCAACGCTTGAGCCGTTTGTAGGGTCTTGGCCATATATGTATGTGATGCCTTGCGTTGTGGATAAATGCGATGCTTCAACACTTACATAGTACCACCCATCGCCAACGCTTTGGATTGATGTAGCCGTAAGGCTTCCGCTTGTAGCGTTTATCGTCCCATATACCAAATCAACAAGGGCGAAAAATTTATATGTTCCGCCGTCGGTTCCTAAAACCAAATTGATATAATCAACATCTTTTTTCTTAACAAATGTAGATGCGGTTATTTGACCAATGGCCATTGCAGTGTTTGAAACCTTATAGACTCTTTTATATGTGCTTCCCGTTCCATCGTCAAAGACTGCCGCCGTATCAATTCCATTTGGCGCGCTTTGGCTTGATGAAAAAATAAAAGCGTTTGTTGTGGCGTTTGAAACCTCCCAATCGCTATCGTTATAAAAGTTACTCCCCTTATTCCAATCAATCACCGCCGTTTGTGCTACGGGTGCGCCAACACCTTGCGTCCACGTTGCACCGCTTATAGTGCCGTGATTTCCATTGCCGCTACCATCGTAAGCCGTAGTCCCCGCACCTTCCATCATTGGAAGCCATAACTTTAAAGCGGTGTTATCTACGCCCGTTGGGACAATCTTTTCGGGGTTGTTGTATAGGTCTAAAACTTGGGCGGCGGTTAGGGCGGTGTTGAAGATTTTGAAGCCCGACATTGTGCCATCGTAAAAAGAACCATTTAACAAAAAATTAGAACCTATTTTAAATGATGATGCCGCGCTTAAATCTAAAGCGGGTACGGTTTGAGTGCTTCCAAATTGTTTTCCGTTTATGTAAACGCTTTGGCTTGTCCCATCGCAAACGATTGTATAAAACAAAATGCCAATGCGAGGATAGTTACCATAGGTAGTTATCGTGTCTTTATTAAAAATTCGAATACCTTGTCCGCTTACCTCATTATGAGAAATCAAAAAACGGGTTAAATTGATGTCAAAAAAATAGCCGTCATTGTTTGCGTCTGCATAGAAAGAAAACGTAGCCGTGTTTCCACTCATCGTAAACCCGTCAAGGTTTATAGAATCATTCACCCCGTCAAAATCTAACGCCTTGCCGCTATATATTTTTGCCCTATTGAAAGCCAACGGGCTTTTATCGTCTCCTCGTGGGTTTATAGGTTTGTTTGTCTTTGTTGTGGTTACTGCCATCTTAAACTCCTATTTTTTTAAACACCTTATGTTGTAACGTTTCTTCTGCTCCGCCTAAAACTTGTATCATACTGATAAGAATAATCGGTAACAACACTACAAAAACGACGGGTGTCAAAATTATCTTTTTGATTCCTTTAAAGAATTCCTTCATCTTATAAATTTATTAGTTACCCGTCCCGTTGTTTCCGTTACCGCTTGAATCGGGTACACTTGTTCCGTCTATATCGTCCAAACCATACCACGCTTGTAGACCGCTTTTTTCAGTTGCTGACAATGCGTTGTAATCCTTCCACATCACCGAATTGATTTCATCGCTTGTTAGTGCGCGATTCCAAATAGATACGTTGGCGAGGTTGCCGTCGAACCATCGAGAATCTTCAAACGATTGTTTTCCCATCTTTGCATCGGTTGTGGTGCTGATTGTTTGGCTTGTCGCTTGGCTTGATGAAAGTGAGCCATCAATATAAAGTTTTGCAGTAGTGCCGTCATAAGTACCCACCACATAAACCCACTCATCTTTGTAACTTGCCGACGTGTCTACATCAGTAGTATTAATGCTATATCTTATCGTTTCATCGTTTCTTGATATTAAACGGATACCATCGTCACTTGCATCACGATTGTCAAAAATATATTTAGAATCATTGTTATCTATAACATAGCACCACGCCGCTATCGTGTGGTTCGTATGGCTAAACGATGTAGGTAACTGCACATAATCGCTCGTGCCGTTAAATTCGGCTGAACCTTGCGCGGGATGTGTTAGCGATTTCTCAAGAAAGTTGTTCGCTGTGATTAACCCGTCTCTTACAACCTCATCAAGAGCAAGTGGGGTTCTTGAAACACTTAAATATGATGTAGAAAGTGTATTAAGAAATGCCATTAAGATGCAAGATAAGCGATTACCGTACCTACTACTGTTATAGACGTAAACTTACCTAAGATTACACCGCCTTTAGGAATCACTTGACCTGAAAGGTTGTCTCCATTTACCGATGTAGCTGTTACAGTAGCACTTTCATCCAATGCTTGGATAGAACGAAAGCTCTCTCCTGTAACACTTGTTGCATCTGTAAGCACTCTAAATCCGTAGTCTCCTGTACTTGCTTGGTAGAAATTACCGTCTTTAATTATATTCTCGAAAGACATATTATTCTTTATTTAATTTACAATTATTCTTCTATTTCTTCTTCTTCAACAACAGGTATCATATGAGGATTAGCCTCATAGTATGCTGCTGTATATTCTTGTGCTGACTTAGCACCAAAGGTATGTAGTCCTACAGGCTCACACCATATCATTTGTTTATTCCAATTAGGGTCTGCCTCACCATCCCATAGTACATCTATATGATAGTTCTCAGAGCCTTCTATCTCACCTAAGTGTGTTATGATGTGGTTGTGTGTAGGATTGCCTTCCTCATCTACTCCTAATGCGTTTATCTTTGTGGTGGCAGCACCTTTGCTACCGAACTCGTATTTACGGAACTGTCTCATATTAAGGGGCTGTTAGTGCGATACATTCGTCATCGGTTAATGTGGTCGAGAAAACTAAAAGTGATTTGATTTCTTTACTTGCAGAACTTCCTGCGTAATATAAATTCCCACCATCTATTCCTGCAGTTTTTGCAGTATCTGCAGTAGTAATAGTGTCTCTTAATACACCATCAATATAAATCTTAACAGTGTTTACGCCATCATATGTTACAGCAAACTTTCCATTATATACTTCATAGTTAGATAATTTACCACAAGAATATTGCTGCCCAACTGATTCTTGAACACCAAAACAAGCCCCATAATAAAACAGAGAATTAGTAGTGTCTGCAATATTTCTAAAAAAGAACTGACCTGAATTAGATACATCAGTCCAATTTTTAACATCCATAAACACGCTCCAAGAAGTTGTGGCTGCATCGATAGTAAAAGATGCTTGGTCTTGATTCCTCGTAGCACTACTACCATAGGTAGGTATGTAAGATGTTGCATAGCTATTTTCTCTCTCCGCTTGTGCGCCCCAAGCTAACATCCCCTTTGTTCCATCTGCACCTGTAGCAGCTATGTCTGTGCCATCATCAGAAAGATATATACTGTGCTTATTACCTGCTGTGTTATTTGTAGTTACAGCACATCTGTACCACCCATTGCCATAACTTTCTATACTTGCTTTTTCATCAGGTATACTTGTAGAACCAATACTGCCTACCTTTGTGCCTTCAGCAATATTAAACACATATCTTTGTTGTGGTGCGCCTGAGCCTAATACAGCATATTCAAACCCATCTGTTTCATATTTTAAAAACACAGAAAATGTGCTTTCTGTAAATGTAGCTGTGGTATTTACAGGAGCTTTTATCTCAAAGTCAGAACTATTAGGAATTATTCTTATTGCATTCTTAACACCTTGAGGGCTGTTAGATACATTATAAACAAAACTTGCAGATGTGTTTGTCCAATCTCCAAAGTATTCTGAGTTAGGCAAACGATTTTGTCTACTCGGCTCAAGTAATATGCTTGGTGTGCCTCCTGTATAATCTATACGAGGAAGGTTATCAGTAAGACCTTCGTATACAGGTGCTGTAGTAGTCTCAATATAAGGTGTTGTTGCAACAAGACCTTGTTCTAATTGAGCATCTTGTATGTAGATATTACTTGCGGTTGAATCATTCCAACCCACATAAATACCAACACTTGAAGAAGTGTCATTAAAAGTTGCACTACATCTAAACCAACCATTTCCAACAGACTCAATCTTACTTGATATATTTCCAAACGCAGCAGAAACACTACCACTTCCCGACAAGTCAAATTCTACTCTATAAGCATTTGTCATATCACGAAGGTTCATTATACTTGTAGTTCCTTCTTTAGCGTAAACACTCAAAGTCCATATTCCTGAAACGCTTGGACTTAATGTTTGAAGAACTCTTCTATATTGATACTCTCCTTTGTTTAATAACCACGCATCATTTGTACCATCGTAGCCACTTTGTCCGCTTACAATACTACCAAGTAATTCATCAGACCAAGTAGTATCAAACTGATTTGATTGTAGCAAGAAGTTTGCTCTTTCCTTCTTGATATAACCATCAGCTCCTACCCTCGTAGCAGTATCTGTGCCTCTCGTATATGTGAAATCACCACTACCATTTACAGGCTTGTGGCTGTACAAAAGGTTGTCCTTGTATCCACTTGGAAATAACACAAGGGATGCTTGGTCGTAGATGTCCTTGGTAATCTCCCTGTACGATGCAGCAGCCTCAGCAGATGCCTCTATAGTACCGCCATCATCTAACACCCTTTGACCAAAGTCGTTAATACCTATTCTAATGGTATCGTAAAGGTATCCTCCCTTATTTATAAGGTATGTCTTTACATCGGATGCTACATTAACAGCATCCTTTAAAAAACCACTACCTGAATTAATTAAATAACCCATTAATCAAATATTGTTTCATCAACAAAAGGTGTCTTATTATCAAGACCTAATGATGCTATACCACTTTCAGTAGTTAGGGTAACATTCACATAAGACTTATCGCTTATTCCTGTACCCGATGCGGCATCATAATTCATCGTTAAACCATCCATCCATCCCGAAATGGTTACGGTGTTGTTGTTGTGTAGTAAGATACATACGATATCCTCTCTACGAGACATATTGTCTATTTGGTTGATCTTATTATCCACCGCAGGGGTTTGTATAGTGATGTTTGTAGTAACTACTCCTAATCCGTTTGTAGTGTTCTTAGCCTCGGTAAATGATGTAGTACCGTCTTTTACATTGTGTGTAAATGTAGCTATCTTCGTATAATCAACGAAATCTACCGAATCTACTATAGTTTCATTACTACCATCAAAGGTAATGGTTATGTTATTTTGAAGTGTAAGGATAGCTTTCTTGATACCTCCAGCAGTAATCTTACTACAGTTGATATCAATGTCGCTAAGTAATGTTGTGCAATTGAAAGCCATATTTTTTGTATTAAAAAAGGAGGGAAGAAATTAATCAACCCTCCCTTGTTATAATTTACAAGATAAAAGTATTAAGCTACTTTAGCCCACTCAGCATCTGTAATATGATAAGCGAGGTTTACTTGCTCACCAGTCAATGTGATTTGGTATCTGTTTTTATCAGAACGAGCAGTACCGGCAGCACCATCGATTGTAGATACAAACAAACCGTAGTCAAATCCAACCAAGTGACGAGTACCAGCAGCAGTCTCAACGAAAGCAACAATCTCAGCGTTAGGGCTAGATAGGTCTTCGAGAGCATCTCTGTTAGCTAAACTCATCTTAGGCAGTTCGATAGTAATTGTAGGAACAGCAGATACTGATCCGTCAGAAATAGTTTTTACATCAGTAAATGTAGAGAAACCGTCTTTTAGGTTAAACTCAATAGAAGCGATTAATGTATCAGCATCAAGAGTAGCACCTGTAGGAGATATTGTTACTACATCACTAGAAACAGAAACTTCAGGAGAAGTAGCATCTAAAGCATTCTTGTCTAACAAGTACACTTTAGTAAGACCTCCCAATGCAATGTCATCACAAGAGTAAGTGATGTCAGTAAGAGTTACGTTACAAGCCATTTATTATTAGGTATTAAAAAGGGAAGGCGAACCTTCCCCTTTGTTATTATTCAGTTATTAAGCGATTTGCTGTCCAAGTACAATTTCGCTACCTTTTAAGTAAGAGAAACCTAACTTGAAACGACCCCATAGGTACTCAGCATTTTCTTTAGCTTCGTATTCGCTATCGATAGCAGCTACATCATTGTAGTCATCAGTCAACATAACCAAGTTACTTGGTGCTGTGATGAATAACTTATTAGCAGCTAGACTTGCAAGGTGGATAACC